TCATAACCATTGTAGTAAGTTCTTTGTCGTCTCTACTATTATCAATAATAATCATGTTACTCATACCAAAAGTATTCTGAAAACGACCAATATTTGATTGCACTTGTGTCCATGACTTTCTTGTAATATATTCTGGTACACTTCTTTCTCGTTTTGCGTTTCTTTCTAATGCAACTTCTAAACTAGTATTTACAAATACCATATAAGTATCATAACCTAATTGTTTTAACATATCATTTTGAATTTTAATTTTATCATAGTCTCTACCTGTACCATCAATAACAAGTCCTAATCTTCCTTTTAGTGATAAATCTAAAGTTTTGTCTGTTACACCTTTTGCTCTTGCTCTTAATATATCTCTAGCCTCTGCCTCATCTTCAGGCATTTTTAAAGATAGACCATGTTTTCTTAATGCACTTTCAAAAGCATTGTCTGAATTAATTACTCTTAAACCTGTACCACCAAATGCACCTCTTGTAACAAATGTTTTACCAGAACCTGGACCACCTGCTAAAAAGAATGCTTTAAAAATATTCGGGTCATATAAACCCTCTTTTAATTCTTGAAATCTTATGTCGTCAAATTGTTTCATTAATTCCAACCTTTCGGCATAGTAAAGTTTTGCCTACTAAACTCTAATCTATCAACAAGTTTAATTGCACCTGCAACATTATCAACTGCAACATAACCCTCAGGTGCTGTTACTCTGTAACCTGTTGAAGTTCTAATAAAGTTACCTATACTTTGTATCTGACTCATCTTTTGTAGTAATGTATTTTTTGCAACACCTAAAGTAATGTGACTTGCAATTGCAAAATACAATGCTGTTCTATTTCTATCTATAAACTGTAAATTATCTTTCTTTGCTTTGATAAACTTTTCTTTACCTTTTGGAGTTTTTCTACTATCAATCTCCATGTTAATAAAGTTTTCGTAATAATCTCTAAACTGTTTTTGCATGGTTGCAACTTTATCCATACCAGCATTTGAATTCTTAATGTAATAATTAAAGTATGTTTTTAATCTGTAACCTACTGATAATTCATCTGATATATTTTTACTCATAAGATTTAAAATAGGTGCAGCCTTTCTTAATGAGCCCTCAGCCATTCTAATCTGTGCGTCAAACTTTGACAATTCTGATTTGTCAAACATAACTGCTGTTGACTTATAACCTGCACTTGCTAAGAATACATTTCTACTTGAAGAACCTTTAACAGTACCAAAACTAGCAGATAAATTGTCCATACTTTTACCATTGTATTGAGTATGAAATACAATTCCCATTTTAGCTCTAGCAATTTGTTTGCCAATGCCACTATTAACTGGTACTGCATATGTAATTGTATTTGGTGTAAATGAAATCATTTTTTCACCATCTATGGTGATAGCTTTTAAATCATTTGTAAACAACAAGTCGCCTTGTAGAATACCTTTAATGTTTAATCTGGATAATTGTGCTAAACATACTTTAAGTTTATCTGCAACCACACCACCGTGGTTTTTATTAATATCACTTACAGTATAGTTAATTTTAGGAGTTTTATTGAATACTGATTTAGTTCCGACAAAGAATTTGCCATTTTCAGGATTGACACCACAGATAATTGCTGGCGCACCGTCCCATTTGACGGTCATATTTGTACCCTTACCAGAACCAGCTAGCATATTTCTAACTGCCTTTAGGAAGTTTACTGCATTTTCTCCACCAACTGCACCTCTATTGATAATATCATCTTCTAGGTGCTCTAGGTGTGTATTCTTGTCTTGGGTCTGAAACCCCTTAAAACTAAACATTTTTCTCTCTCATTTTGTCCCATTATACTATAATAAAAGCGCCTTGGCAAGCACTTTTTTCATCAACCCATTAACAAATATACTACTATTTATACTAATAAAGTTTACCGTGGGCGCCAAATTGTGGTCCCTTTTTCATGGCCAAGTATAACATGTTTGTAAGTAAAGTGTTCATGTCTTTATCTGACAATTCTAGTATCGCATTAACAAAATTTAATTGCATTAATTTAGATGTGGTATATCCACTTTGCCAATCAGAGGTTCCAAAAGAAGCTTTTATATTAGCAGTAAAATCCTTATCTTGAATACCGGTAGTCACCATTCTATGTCTATTAATTAATCTAAATTTATCTTCATAATCTTTTTGTTGTTCATTAAACTCTGTGACGGTTTTAGGGTGTTGGTTCCAATCATTTACGAATTTTGATAATGGTATTTTAAAATCACCTGTCATCATAGCTTTTAATAAATCTAAGGGCGTTTTACCAAGTCTAGCTGCACCTGCACCTTTCATAGTAGGTTCAAATTTCAAGTTATTAAATCCCTTAGAATTTTGTCTTATTTGAAATGAAGCCTCTGTATTTTGACCTGCTGATACTTTTATTATTGTATCAGTAGTATCTAATTCATTTTGATTATTAATTGTCATTGTCATTTTTATATTTTTTAATTTATAATCTAAAGGTTTATCTGTTTTTGCACCCATATTTACAAGTTGCCATTTAGCTTGTTTTGTAGAAGGCATTTTTAAAGATACACCTACTAATCTATGTTCTTTAAATTGTTGTATCATTAAATCATTTAATTTTTCTAAACTAGGTGCTTTACCAGCAACTGCGTCTCTAATTTCTTGTTTGACTTTCTCTTCATTTTTTATCAACCATATATCGGCAGGATTCCAACTATCTTTTTTAGATATGCCAAATTTAGTTTTTACGATGGCAGATATCCAGTCCATAAAACCTGCGTCCCTATTATATACATCAAACTTTTTACCTTTATAAATCTCCACCATTTTTTTCTGTTGTGCAAATAAATGGTCAAGCCAACCTGTGTCTAAAACTTCAGGATAAATTTCTAATAATTCTTTTGTTTCTTTTCCATTTTTTGTGATGTCTCCTGGTGTTCTATAAACCTTATTTTCTTGTAAGACTTTTTTAATAACCCATAAGGTTGCTCTTTCTTGTTTTGCTGTAGATTGTGCGTCACCAGATGTTACAGACTTTTTACCCGTTTCTAAAAACCTAATTGTGAATTTACCTAAAGGTACATCACAAGTAAGTTTACCACCTTTGGTTTCAATCTTTTGTTTACTTTTTTGTAAGAGAGGTCTTAACTTGTCAAAGTTAGCTTTAGATACTTTTGTTGTGTGTATTTTGCCAGGTGTGATACTTACATCATCTGTAAAGAATGAGCCCTCGACCATAGCCTTAAAAAAAGGCTCAGCTTTTCTATAAAGGTCTGTACCAAAACTTTTCTGTACTTCAGTTTTTGTTGTGAGTGTAAACGCCATTTAATCTCCTTACACTATTTAGGAGATTTTGGCAACTAATAATTCCAGAGGAATTTAGGGATACCACCATTTACTTGCCATACATGGTGTTTATTTTGAAAGTCTGCTAATTGATTTGCGTCTTCTTCAAAGAAATATTTTGCTACAATATTTTCTGTTGGTTGTTCTACAACATGCCATAGAATTTTCTTGCCTTCTTTAATCATCTCTACTGAGTATGTCAACTTCTTTTTCAAACCTCCACCTGGTCTCTTATCGCCTTTATGAAATCTAACTTTTTGTGTTTTTCTTTTTACCATATCCAACTTATATAAGAGTAACGAACACCTTTCGTTACCGGTTCTACTTTATGTGGGTACATAAAATTACTAGGAAATATTATAATATCTCCTTTTGATAGGTCTGTTTTTTCATCTATCAAATAAAACTCACCACCTTCATAATCATCATTTAATACCCCTAACACACTTAATATAGGAATACCTTTTCTTTCACCATCAAACATTGAGTGAATATGGTCAGCATGTAAGGCCATCTTTTTATTTTCTGCATACTTATTAAATCTTACATGCGAATAACCTTGATACTTGTCAAACCAAGGCATATTTAAATCTTTTACATACTTGTACGCTGTGTCATCAACAATGTCATTTAAAGTTTTTTTAGTAGATACATTACCCCAACTCATAGATAATTCTTGTGAGCCACTTCTAGGTTTATATTCACCTGTGTTAGCATTATAAAATGTGTGTTCTTTAAATTCTAATGTGTCCATTTCTGATACAGTTTTGGCACATATCTCATCAGATACCACACCTCTATATAACTTTGCATAATGCATTATATCGGTCATAGTTTGAAATCACTAAACTTGTTGTAAGCGTCCTCTTTTTCATCTACTTGATTTGCGTCAACAATGTTTTGACTAGATTGTTGAACATCATATAATCTCATCTTAGCTCTATCAACACCTATGATAAAGGCACGATTAACGCTAGGGTCATTGTATCTGTTTTTTAATTGTTTTACTTTCATCTGACCTAAAGCTTCTAGTTCTTCGTTTGACATTAAGGCAAACATAAAGTCAGCAGTTGCTGGAAGACCAAAAGATTCTGAAGTATCTTCAAGACCAATATCAGTTGATACAAAACCAGTTCTAGTTGTTTGTGTTGCACTAAAGATTGGCACATTATGTTCCACAGCCAAACCTCTTAGTTCTTCAGCAATTGCTTTTATATAAAAGTAAGATGAAATATTGCCACCTTTAAATCTACTTGAAGCACAAATGTTCAGGTAATCTATAAAGATAACATCAGGTCTAAAGGATTTCTTTAGAGCTAATTCGTTAATCAGCGATTTAAAATGACCTGCATGAGCAGACGCTGTTGGATATTCTTTGACAATAAGTTGACCTTGTGTTTTTTCTCTTAACTTACTAATCTTGCCATCATATAATTGTTTAGGCATTTCATGTAAATCTTCCATAGTTACATCTAAGAGGTTAGCGTCAATTCTTTCTGCAATTCTTTCCTCCGCCATCTCTAATGTAAT